TGTTTTTTTTGTTTTTGTGATTATTAATGTGTTTGTCTTTCACATATAAGTCCTTACACCCATAGTAGCTCGCATCATAGGAGAAGAAAAATCTTCCCACAGATGTGCTTTAGATATAGCGCATGCTTCAGGATCATGAACTTGTCTTGACAATAGCAGGTCTAGAGATGGAAATCCTGCCATCAGCTGTTCAATAGTAACATTAGAACGTTTCATCAATTTAGTAAGCATTGACGTGTCCAAGTCACCGTTTTGAAATCTTTCCCACCATTTAGAAGTGTCTACGTCGAAATAGGTCATCATATAATTGTATATGTACTTTACAAATTCATATGCAGGAACGTTCGTGCCTTTAGTATCATAGGCATGACCTATACAAGACATAACAATATCTTCGGGAGTTCTAAATTCACCTTTGGAGTGAGCCAGTTTCATGATCGTCGATTTTATAGGCTTATAACTTACTACTGCAGGGAGATCGGGAATTTCACACTCGATAAAATAACGTTTCAAAAATACTGCACCAGTCTGTAAGAGACCTCCATCGCCATCTGGTACGGACAGAAATGGAACATCTGCCTGTATGTCAGAAACGGTAACGTTAAACATTTCCCATACGAACTCCTTATAGGCATAGATATTAATTATATCGTACAGAGAACGTAGCACACGGAGCATAAAGTTGTCACCGTATCCGGCGACGGGAATCAATTTATCTCTTAGAGCTTGTTTTATGGCCTCTGCTCGTAAGGGATTTTCGACTATCACTTTTGTCAAGAACAAGGCCCACATGAATAGCAGCATCCAAGTATCGCCGTGAGAAGTGCTAATGCTGCCACTAGGCATACATCCTACCATCATAACCCATACATCGTCGAACTGGTGAACCATTTTTATTGCTAGATTATCGCCGTAGACTCTATTAAGTTCTTTAAAGAGCCTGATTTTATCCATCGGCGTAGTAGTATGATTAAGATATATCTCAGCCATAGATGTGTACAACAGTAACAAAAAAGCATGCATTGTAGTATCTTGAGCTTTGAAATCACTAGTATCTGTTGCCATATCTTTTCTCAACCACTTCATATATACGGCAAATTCATATGCACCACCAAAATCTGCTTTATACCCTATTCTTATTGCTTTGCCTCTTTCAACTTTCTGTCTATAGCCTTGAGTAATAGCACCCAATTTGTAATCTTCGTAACTGCAAATGAAAAACTCTCGTGCTTTCTTTTCAAGTTTGTCCAACATTTCTTTCTGCTTATCGGGCGGTAACGAATCGTAATCTTCAGATATCGCATGCATTTCCTGCTTTAACACCACGTTAGCGACAGGATTGGGATGATACCCTTTTCTACCTTCTTTGATGGAGTTAATCAAATACTTAATCTGTTCGTTAACGACAGTTTCCTGATCAAACTTTTTGCCGTTAACCGTGAATATTGTGTTTCCCGTAGCCGTGGGCACTTTGACTCTGGGTCCTGGTCTTATCCCAGCTGATGATAACGCAGGCCCTTTTATGCTCTCGACCATGTCGTCTGTAACATCAAATGTTTGAGTTCCCACTAAATCCCTGACGTCGAGTATATGATCTATCATGATATTCATAGCATCAGGCAATAGATACAGATGTTCTTTGGCGTAGTCATTAAGCTTATGAGTCGGTTTAGAGTATTTTTCCAACAATTTAACGACCTTGTCAGGATATAAGTCTTCATGGCTGTAGTACACGGGGCTTCTACCTTGTCTGTTGCCCCAGGCGTAATTGAAAGCACTAATTACGCGTGCATCGGGTTGAGTATCAGGACCATCATAGTACACTTGTCCTGTTGCTCCTACACTTCGTATAAAATTACTATGTACGTAATCTTTAGAAAAGAAATGACGATTTTGATAAACATCATATGATTTATATGCTTCCATAAGAAAAAACATGACGTTAGGAGAATCCTGGACAGGGAATGAGTTGTAATCGAAGTAAGGCCTTATAACTTCTTGGTTTTGCGGTCTCAAATTCAAAACTTGTATTTTTGCCTGAAGGAACAAGTCGTCACAATCCAGATGGTTAAAATGTATGCCTACC